GAATTGTATACTACATCATTGATAACTAAGTCTTTACCCATGATACCAGTAACAACATCTGCTCCTGCAAAAATAACCATTATTGTGAATGCACCGAAACCAATTATTGATTTCTCATTGTACTCATTGTCATCTTTGAAAATTTCCCACATACTCATATGCCCTCCGTTCTTAGAATGATAAAATAGCGTAATCGTAACGAAGTGTTAAACTGATATCAGCAACATCCGTTCCGTTAGCAAAATCCAAATCGTTGAAGTTTGCTGTTTGGATAAATGCACCAACCAACTTCCACTCTTCAACTTTATCTCCAACTGGTCCTAAAAGATTGAAAGTAATATCTTTCTTATAGAAATCAGAGTATCCATCACGACCTGTTACAGATTCATGATGTAATCTAACCCATTCCATAACTGCCTGAGCACCTGATGGAACGATTGGGTCATAGAGAGTAATCTCTAATGGTTCCCAAGTACCTTTACCTTTAAGGTATCGTTTAACATTGATATGATTTAGTTCAATCTCCTCAAATGTGATTTGAGGTCTATTCATTGTTTTTACAAAGTAACTCGGTATACCATCGATATCCATAATGAACCTATTTTTAGTTTTAGGTTCAAACGCTTTGAAAAAGATTTCGTCTTGTTTTAAAATATCGGCCATTTTTATCTCCTAAAGTATTTGCCTTTAAAATTTCTTCGATAATAAATATCAGCAAACAAAAAAAAGTGAATTATAGTAGTACTTTCTTCTTAGTTTTATTGAAGTTTTTTAAAAATAATCCTTGACTTGTATAGGTTTTATGTTGTATATTAAGATATAAGAAATGAGAGATAAATAATGAATTGTAATAAATGTAAAAAAGTAAAAGCAGTTATCGAGTACAAAGATGGTAAATATTGTACTTGGTATTGTGCGAAAAAAAAATAAAAAAACACTTGACTCCAATGTTTAAAAGCATTATATTATAGTGTAATAATGATAGAAAAGGATAGAAATATGGATATGGGAACTTTTGCGATAGGTTGTATGAATTATGAATTGAATAGAGATAATGGTAAATTACCAGAACATGATATTGAGTTCCAAAATGAAACTAATATTGGACCAGTATGGAACAATGATAAACCATTAACAAGACAAGAACAGAGAGAAGCTCTTGAAGAAGATGGTAGAATGACTTACAACGAAATAGAGGAATGGTTAGATGCGTTAGAAATGTAAATTTGTGGGTTCTCGATTACTACATATTTGAAATCGAAAGGGTTATGCAGAGTTTCACTATATTAGAAACAGCAACAAAAAACCCCACTTGAAAAAGCGGGGTTTTTGTTTGTCTATTACTTACTAATAAACTTATTCAGGAAATGCTGCTCCTGTCGGTTGTATTACGAAATCCAACACGATGAATTCAGCAGTTCTTGTAGGTTGAATGAAGATTTGACCAACTAATTGGTTTCTATCCACAACATCTGGTGTGTTGTTTGATTCATCCATTACTACTTTAAACGCACTTAATCCACTATTTTGTTGTACACTATTCAAGAATGGGTTCACTATAGATAGGAACTTGTTTCTTGTTGCACTTGTGTTTTGTTCGAATACCAAGAACCTTGATGAAGAAGCAATGAATTTACGAAGTCTGATTAACAGTCTTCTTACATTGATTCTATCAAGAGCAGATGGTTTTCCTTGTAATGTTTTTTGTCCAAACACCACAACACCTTGACCTGGGAATGAAGCAATTGGGTTAACACGACCTTCATAGAGTTCATCTCTTTCTGTATGTGTTAATCTTGTTTTTGCTTCTAATACTGATGATAATCCACCACGATTCAATCCAGCAGGTGCAAACCATTCGTGTGCTATAGAATCATTAAATGATAACACACCTGGTAATACAACTGATGGTGGAACCCATACTGGTTTATTTTTACTTTCATCAATTATCTTGACCCATGGATAGTATGTACCAGCATAATTAGTATCGATAGTATTAATATCTGATACTGCATTTGCCACACTTCTACCCCATCTTGAACCATCCATAATGTAGAATGCATCTGCACGAGATTCTACTTTACTAATACCATGATTAGTAACTGAATTATGATATTCATGTATGATACCTGGTGTTACCAATAAATTGATATCAAACTCGTCTGGATTACTTACTGCATTAATTGCTCGTTTGTAAGCAACAGAACCACTTGCATTCGCATCATTACAATTGAATCCTTGTGTGTTTGTACCTGAAATATCATTACCTACTGCTTTCAATGTTGTTGGGTCATCACCATCAAATCCGCCTTGGAAAGGAACAACAAATTTCAACTGAGATTTCGCTGCAGCTGTTAAAGATAGATTTTCACTTCCATCTGCGTATGTTGTTACACCAAGTGTAGATGCATCGGTATGTCCTAACATATTCTCAAGTGAGAATACTGCATTGTTTCCAGTGCCTGCACTTGCAGGTATTGGAGCAAGGTATTGTTTGTTAGTCTCTGCTGCAAATTTCCAACCATAGTAAACATTTTGGTCAAATACACCGAGTGTGTTGTTTTGTGTTGATACAAAACTTGCACTTGGGATTGTTGTTGTTCCAAGAGTTGGATTACTTGCTGCTGCAAAACCATGTGGTATTAATGATTCATCGATACCCTCAAGATTTGTTATGTAATCAGATATGTAAATATGTACTGATTTGTTTGGCCAATCACCATTGTAGGTTAATTTTCCATTTGTATCTATTGTTACATATCTATCACCAATTACTCTTGGTAGGTAGTTTTGTGAATCTGAATCGAAGTTTAGATTAGTAAACTCTTCCATTACTTCGCCATCATTGGTTTCACCTGGATTATTCTTCAACACTCTTAATGAAAATGAACCAAAATCACTACCTGGTACTGAACCAGCTGCAGTTAAATCTGCAATAGCGATTTTAAAGTTATCATTTACATCTGTTCCATGTGAACGAGTATTTACTTTAAATAAACTTTTGTTTGCACTTCCAACCAACTGAGATACGATGTAAGGTGTAGTTGCTACTGCGTAATCGTGAGTGAAATCTTCCCCATTTGAGGTTGAAGCACTTACTATACTCATACTTACATTTGCATCGAATCCATTGGATGATTGAAAGTCTTTGAAGTTCTTGTAAACATAAACATCATTGTTTGTAGATTGTGGGTCTGACCCATAAATCTTTGTGATGTAGTTTGCAGAACCTGTGTTAAATGAAATTGCCTTTGCAGAACCATTGATTGTTATTGTAGCAGCTTCAAAATCACCACTTGCGGCTATTGATGCTGATGTTGGTCCACCCAAGTCTAAGGATGGAGCATTTCTCGATGGTTTTAGTACTGCAGCGGTAATAGTACCAAGAGAACTTGAAATAGCTAATCTAATTGATGAGCTCTGATATCCCCCTAATCCTAATACACGAACAATTGTCACTGCTGGAGCATTTTTAATGTACTCCTTGACGGTGTAAGGTACATAGAAACGACTATCAACTCCACCAAAGATATTTTCAAATTGTGAAAAGCTTGTGATTTGGGTGGGTACAAATGCTGGTCCCTTGACAGTTGGACCAATAATTGCAGCACCTATATCAGCAATACCTTGTGGTAAGAATGATAGGTCTTTTTCGTTTGTAAATACACCTGGACTGACTATTCTCTCTGCCATGTGTTATTCTCCTATTAATATTAAATTGTGAGTAAAACTTTATACTTACTCTATAAGTATCATTTTAAAATCTCAAAATATACTCAACCAAGAACTTTTTTTAAGTAATTGGTGTAAATTCGCCAGTATCCACATTTAGATTACCTTTTCCGTATTTCTCTTCTAAGGTTTTAGCCAATGTTGCTTCTGTATCTTGTACTTGTTGATAAGCTGCTTCTAATTGAACTTCAAATTGGTCAATCTCGTCTACTTGTTTTAGAGCCAAAATTTTTCTTACTTTGGTTCTACCGAATTCTTGTTGAATATTAAGGTAGTCGTTTCTTACTGCCTCTAATGATTTTAACTCGTCTTCTGTAAACTTGACAACATTATCTGTATCTTTTTTCTTTGCCATTATAACTCCTTGTTAATTTACTATAAATAAATATAAAACTATTTGTTCAAACAATCACAATTCTTTTCGATATGTTTGATTTTTTTATCTAATTCTTTGATACCCTCAATCAATAATGGTATAATCTTTTCATATTGTACACCCTTATACCCACCATCTCTATCTTTAACTGCTTCAGGTATAATTTCTTCTATTTCTTGAGCAATAACCCCAACATCATGACCACTATATACTTGTTGGTTTTCATTCCAATCAAATTCATATCCACCAATCTTATTAATCTTATCTAATGGACTTCCAATTTGTATTATATTATCTTTTAATCTTTTATCGGATGAATTAAACGCTATAACATCTCCACTTGCTCTGATTGTAGAACCACTTATATCAGATGTAAAGTAAGCATCACCACCCTCTGACATATCTAAGGTAAGAGCATCTATGGTTGTACCACTATCAACTCCTCTGAATATAATATCATTATTAGAAGCTTCTGATTTGATAATAAAATCTGAAGAATCTCTTTTAAATCTACCAAACGCAGTACCACCATCTTTTAATATAATATCAGTACCATCGGCATCTAATATTATATCTCCAGCTGAATCTAATGTTAAATCACCTGAAGATAATGCTATCGTGGTTCCATCAATATTGATGTTATCAACATCTATACCACCATCTACTTCTAAAGTCGTTGAATTTAATAATTCAAGTTTATCCGATTTAAGTCTTGCAGTTATAACATTTGAACCTGCTTTTTTATTTGCAAACTCAATAATACCATCTTCTGAACCATCACTAGCATCTTGTATCTTACCAGTTATTTTGGAATAAATAACCTCTTGGTCTGCATCATTTTCACCTTTAAACTTAATTTGACCTAAATAATCAGAATCTGCAGGAGAACTTGAGTTTCTTTTTAATGATATGACTGGTGCGGCATCACTACCAGCATCGGTTGATGTGATTAGTACACTATCGTCTGTAGTAGTATTTGTTACTTCTAAAGTATTGAGATGTGCATCACTACCCGATACTATTACTTTTTTCCAATTTGGCATTTACTTGTTCTCCTTATGGTTGGTTACTCTTCGAGCCCACTTCCTAATGTTGCCAAACATTAGGCCAATAAAGTTAATCTTCAACCCAAAGTTCTCCGTCTTGTTCTTTGAGTTTTTGTTTCTCTTCTTCTTGAATCTTAGAAATTTCGTTTTGAACTACAGATTTCTTTGATTCAACCTTTTGTACTTTCGCACCTTTTCTATGTAGTAACTCATATTGTGATTTCAGTTTATTAACTACTTCCATCGCAATACCTAAATGTTTACCTGGAATCATAGAGTTCTTAATTAATTCAAATAAAAACTCTATCTCATCCTTTTTAAACTTAGCTACTTCATTCACTATACTCGTTGTTTTGCCTTTAACCTTAAAAGCCATTGTAACCTCACTTTAATTTATGAATAAATCCAAATTGTTCCATCATCTGTGTTAACATGCATCATACCGATTCTATCAGTTGCACTTGTTCCAAAATCACTTGGATTAGCATCTGCGACTGGATTTACTGCCGAACCACTAACTGATACCACATATTGTCTTGGTGCTATTGATGTAGCATTTTCTGCTGTATCATCTTCTTTAGTTAATCCCCATCTCTTAGCTGAATCATCATATCCAAATGCAGTTCCAACTCCACTTGCACCAGTACCAACGATTAAACCACCATCACCACTTGTTGAACCACTTGAAGCGTAGATAAATCTATCTGCAACTCTCAAGTTTGTACTATCGATTGTGGTTAATGAACCATTTACATCAAGGTTACCATCAACAATAACACCACCACTAAATGTAGCAGTATCACTTGATTGATTACCTATTGTAAAGTTACCACCTAAATCTGTGTTTAATGCAGTTGCTAAATCACTACCACCTGCAGTATAGAATGTATGGATTTGGTCTGCGGTTGCAAGTCCAGTCCCACCATTTGCGATTGCTGCGGTTTTTGCTGATAGAGTTACTGCTCCACTTCCATTAAATGTTGTACCACTATTTAAATTAAGTGTTACATTATCTATGGTTAAATCATTTGGAACTTTCAATACTGAAAGGTTATTACTTGATATTTCTATTGTTGATGTATCAGCAACATCGTCATTTAACATAGTTCCATGAACTTTGTCAGCTCCGATTGTTGTAGCACCTGAGTTACTTATTGTTATATCACCACTAACTGCTACTGAATTAATATCTGTTCCATCACCAATTAAAATTTGTCCATCAGTTTTAGCATCTAAATCAGTAGGTGCGTTTGAACCACCACCAACTTTAATACTACCTTGTGCGATGTTTGCTAACTTGTTGTTATTTACTGCATCATTAGCTATTGTTAATGCACCACCTGCTGCGATTGTTGCATCAGAACTAACATTTCCAAATATTGCATCTTCTACATCACTAAATGTAATTTTCTTTTCTGTTCCATTATCTGAATATAAAAGATGGTCTTGTGTTTGATGTAATGCTGTTCCTGCATCAAATGCATC